CGATCTCTTCTATTACTTGTAGTTCTGCTTTACCTATCTCTTCGTCTATGCCTTTCTCGATCTCTTCAAGTGACAGACCTTTCAGTTTTTTCTCGGCGTCATTGACCTTTGATTCTATCTGAGTCTTATATTGTTCTACTTGCCGTTGTAGATCTGTAGGGATCTCCGCAATCTGGTTGAACAGATTGACAAAGTCTGCCTTTGAAGGCAAAGTAGAGTCGCTGCAAGGAAGTTCTATCATGAGTTGATTCTAATTGATTTACCGTTGATCTTGACTTCACCATCACCAGAGGCAGTGATGTTGACATTGCCGTCTTCATCCATGATAATACTTGCACCAGAGTTATGTTTGATAGTAAATTTGTCGTTGGTTATCTCCCAGTGAGTTCCACTAGTATGATACTCTTTGATGCGTTCTTTCTCTGGCGTATCATCATACTCTTTATAGTGACCACTGATAGTGTCATACACTTTGTTGTGAGGGTAGTTTTCGTTAGACTTTACTTGAGAGTCACCTTCTTTCGGGATTGATCCAACGATCAAAGGCAACTGTGAGTTCTGTCCATCTAAGAATATACCAAACACCTGTGCGCCGACCAACAGACCCAAAGTCTGTCCATTGCCTCGGTTGACAGAGTGTGTCACTGGAACAACAATCTGCGCCCATGGTAGATCTTCTTCTTCGATCTCATCGTACACACCGAAAATACGTACGCGTGCACGACCCAACTTCAGGGGATCGTCTGCGATGTTGACAACCTCGCCTAAGAACCATCGAGTCTGGTCGCCATAGTAATCAATAAAACTCTTTGGTATCATATCAAAGTAACCTCTGGTGAGTCAACATCAACTTTTACGAGAGACATAGAGACAGTGTACCCCTCTTGTCGTATCGAGTGCTTACAGGCATAGATGAGGAAGTCACCTGACTTTTTCTTGTCGAAGAGAGTCTCTTTATTCGATTCTTCACCCTCTGGCACCTTATCGTTCTTAACGAACATCACCCTTATCTTTCTTCCGATAGATCTATTCGTCTTACCGTCGAAGAAATCTTGCCCGTTGACTGAAATAAGGATAGGGTCTTTTGTGACAACATTTGCCATAGACCGTGCAGTAACTTTATTCTTATATGAAGCAACATCTTCGTTCTCTGACAAAGATGTCCAGTTCTTGTAAGAAGATGTCCCACCTATTTGGGTAATAGATCTTGTTCTTGGAGTTTCACTTCGCATCCAATCATATTGGAATGTGTCGATGTTTGCTTTCTCTTTGACTATCTTCTTAGATTTAAATTTTTTGTTAACATCTAACTCAACATCAAACACGAATTCGTTTCTTTGATTCTTTGTCACATCGATGTAAGTGTAGTCAGCGCCTATCAATCCTTTGTCAAGTAATGAAAACATATCGGAAGTATTTCGAGACTCGTAACTAAGGATGGTCCTTCTATGAAGTTTCTGTGTCGGATCAGATTTAGAGATAGTCGATTCAGAGAAAGTGAAGGGGACGTCCCAGTTATCAACTGGTTGAGTCAACAGATACCCTAGATCAACCAGTTGAAGTTCTTCTCCTATGAAAGAAGAATACAAGTAAAGTGGAAATCCTTGATTGGTCGCTAGTTGATTTTTCACCCAGTGTATAGACTCAATAGGGTTCATATTAGGGACGATCAACTTCATAGAATCTTGTTCTGCGTCACCATACATATCAATCTTTTTAGTCTCGCCTTCCTCATCGGTTTTTAAGAACTCGTTTGAAATCTTAGAAATGATATCACTCCCGCTACCTGAGTAAGCCCGGTTGATATTCGTCGTCTTAGAAAGGAACGCAATATCTTCGATTAGATGGGCGACGTATTGTTCCTGATCGTCTTTAATTTTCTCAGATTTAATCAACTTGTCTAAGTAGAATGTCTTCTTGATTAACTCCGGTTTTCGGCAACTGTGGTCATCTTCTTCTTGCACCATCACCTCAATCCGTACTCTTTCGCCACCGTCAATACCCAGAAAGTCAATTGAAGCATCGAAACTTACAAAACTCATTACTGCTGTGAGGTAGGGTTTGTCTATGTGTTCGAAGAAATCTAGATCAAGCACACTAGGCGCAATCTCAACAGGTATGCCATCTATAACTTCAAACTCAACGCTCGAAAGTGCAATGTGTGTTTTGTATTCGGATGGACCGCTCATTATGACCTAGCCGCTCTAGCAAACATAGAAGTGACTGTAGCGATTGAACTTGGTTTAATCGCGCGGATCTGCCTTGAGTCTTCATTCTGTTTCTGATAGTATTCAAGGTTTGTCATTTCAAATAGACCAGTATTCCAACCATCTTTGGTTCGGTAGTCTGTAAGGTTGCCCTCACTATCTACATAGTGGTGAGCAGAAAGGTATTCACTATTAACAGACATCAACGTTGGTGTTTGTGTAACAATACCATCAAGGTCTGATATAGTATCGCCAGCAACAAACTCAGAATCGTCAATAGGGTCTATGACAACTTGACCCATGCTTGTATCGATACGTATAAGTCTACCAGTAGCACCGCTTTGTGATACGACTTTCGTTACTTTTGAAAACATATCAATATCGTCTTGGGTGTTTAACGTAACGTTAGGAAAGTCTTCTTTCGCTTTCTCTATGATTGCTGTTTGAGTCAACGGCCACCCCTGTTCGCGTATGTGGTTGTTCATTAGATAGAACGTCCAATGTAATGTAGGGTTATTATACAATCTATGTGAGACATTGTCTGGACGTTCGCCATCTCGTATGTAGAAGTCTTGATAGAACGCAGAGTTTTCTTTTAATTGATCTATGATCTCAACGTACAGAGAAATATTCTGCATGAGTGCGGTATCTCCGTTCGCGAACTGATAAAACTCTTTTGGAAATTCTCGGAAGTATGACATTAGTAACCGTCCTTAACATCTCTTCTGCTGATAGTTTCTTCTTCAACAAAGTTTAGCGATAAGTCTATCTCAACTGGGCGACCGTCTGGGTGGAATGCCATAGAAGATGCGTTATAGTTAGTGGAAACAGATCGTAGGTAACAATCTTTGATTTTGTTACCAACAAGAACCTGTTTAGTTTCTTCTACTTCGGTCTTATTTCCTTCTTCATCCACCTTTTCGACCATTACCTTTTGCTCAACATAAACACTAATACTGAACAGGTCAGGGTATTTGTATCCGGCAGCAACTGGTCCCATATCGATCACTTCTGGATATGAGTATGTTCTAAAGGTTCTGATTATTTTCTCGACTATTTCTGCCTCTTTCTTAGATTTCGGCAAAAACTTGAACTGGAAAGAATACTCACGCAAGTTCACACCTTTGAAGACACTTCGTAAATTAGGGTTTACTGTAACACCTGCGGCGAGAGAAAACGCTGAAGCAACTTCAGACGGCGTGAATTTACTTGCCAGTCTCGCGGTAACTACAGCAGCTTGTGATGCGTTCAAGTTTCCCTTCGCCATATCAAATACACTTCCCAACCCTTGTGAGAACTGATCCATGGTGGACTTAAGCAGACCACTTCCAGAATTCATCCCCGCAAGCGCACCTGCACCGAGTAGACCCAACTCTGTTCCAGGGATAGAAAAACTATCGTTTTGCTGAAACGCAACAGGTAGGTATAGTTGTATGGTAGGAACACCGTCTCTTTTTATGACCTTTCTATCGGTAAAATTTGAAGATGATGTGAAATCATCGAATGCTTCTTTTAAGGATTCCTTTCCCGCAGTAGCATGCTTCAATGATTTTTCTTTTAACTTTTTAGCGGCGGCAGAATTTCGTTTTGATGATTGCTCCAATGCTCTTGATATAGCTTGTGCTTCGGCGTCATCTTTTAGTTTTCCTAAAGTCTTAGATCGGTTAAGATGTGTATTAGATTTATTCTTCGCTTCTCTGGACCTCCTGTTGGCGTCTTTCGCTGCTTTAAAAGACTCGTTCGCCTCTTTGATATGTTCGCCGCCTTCGTTACCTATGGAAACGGGTGAGATAACTTGCATTATATTAAAATCTATTTTTGCTTTGTGACCATCGTTTTTAAGCGGATACTGCAATTTTGACTCAGCAGCTATATCCTCAATCATATCATCAATAGACTCGGAACTATATTCTGAATAATCGACTGTTGTTTTTGTAGTGTCTGCCATATCGCATAACCCAATCTATAAATATCGTTAGACTATTTATACTCGAAATTCGAATGAAGACTTACAAAGGCAGATACAAACCGAAGAACGCATTCAAGTACGCGGGTGACATTGACAACGTCGTCTACCGATCAGGGTGGGAACGTCACGTCATGAAGTGGTGCGATGATAACTCTGACGTGGTCGAATGGATGTCAGAAGATCTCGTGGTACCTTACATCTGCGAGACCGACAAGAAACCTCACCGATACTTTGTAGACTTCGTGATCAAGTATAAATCAGGACGCGTTGTACTCGTCGAGGTCAAACCTGCCAAAGAGACGAAGCGACCTGAACGTAAACAAGGAAAGTCTCGCCAGACTCTATTGAACGAGGGTCTGACCTACATCAAGAACCAATCCAAGTGGAAGGCTGCAAAGCAATATGCCGACGACCGTGGGTATCATTTTGAGATCTGGACAGAGAATGAACTCACCGCTATGGGTATCATGCCCAAGTCCACGCAACGTATGCGTACTAAGAAACCACTCAAGAAATTGCCTCCGTTCAGAAAAAAGAAAAAATAACGTATAAATACAAATACGAATTTTAACGGAAGCGCACATGTCTAAAATATTTCAGAACCTAGAACTGCAGGCGTTTCGTGCTGGGATCACTCCGCGTACCAAGGAGTCCCGTGAGTGGTTCAGAAAGAAGGCATCGAGTCTTCGTCGTCTCAACCGAGAAGCGTTGATGAAAGAAGATCCTCTGAAGCAGACAAATCAAGAGATCATAGGTAGCATGTACATGTTCTTCTATGATCCGAAACATAAAGAGACTTTACCATACTACGATAAGTTTCCGTTAGTTGTAGTGGTCGGTCCGGCAGAAGGTGGGTTCTATGGTTTGAACCTTCACTACCTACCGCCGATTCTACGTGCGAAGATGTTAGACGCGTTGATGGAAATTACAACGAATACCAAGTTCAACGACTCAACACGATTCAAGATGTCGTACGAGTTGTTGGCAAAGACTGCGAAACTGAAGTACTTCAAACCGTGCTTCAAACATTACTTGAACGAGCATGTCAAAAGTAAGTTCGCGATGGTACCCGCACCAGAGTGGGAGATCGCAACATTTCTACCGACTGCACAGTTCGAGAAATCGGGTAAGAATAAAATCTATAATGACTCTAGGAAGATGATCTAATGGCATCAATAGAAGATCTAAAAGGCAAACTGACATCTAAGAACGGCATTGCTGCTGCTAACCAATACCGAGTTGAACTGCCGCGTTGGAGTGGTGCAAGTTCAAGAACACTCGATGTCGTATGCAAAGAAGTCAATATGCCTGGAAAGCAGATTTTGACTCTAGACAGACAGATGGGTATCTTTCAAGAAAAGGTTGCAAATGGATTTGCGATTGAAGATGTTACAATGGTCTTTCATGTTTTGAACGACTATGGCGTCAAAAAGTGGTTTGACTCTTGGCAGAAAAAAATCGTAGGGGATTATGGTTCCATGTCGGGGTTCGTAGGGTATAAAACCGACTATGTAAAGTCCATCAAGATACATCAGCTGAGAAAACCGATCGCAAGGTTCGGGTTCGATCTTGGACCACTTGACATAAACTTCGATGCTTTTGGTTCTACTATATACAGTGTTGAGCTAGAAGACGCGTTCCCTACGACAATAACTTCTATTGCATTGAGCAACGACCCAGACGGTCTTGTTGAGGTTTCAATAACATTCTCTTATACCAAGTGGAGAACAGTCAAGGATGAAAGAAGTTTACTAGACCTAGACCTAAACATTAATCTAGGCAAATATATCTAAATTATAGGAATACATCATGGCATTACCCCAGTTAAATAGCACACCAAGTTACCGTATCACGATACCCTCGTTAGGAAAGCAAACTACCTTTCGTCCGTTTCTTGTCAAAGAACAGAAGGCGCTATTGATCGCATATGAGACTCAAGATAAGACCGACATCGTACGTGCAATCACTCGCACGATCCACGCGTGTATAGAAGAACCTATCGAAGAGTCGCTTACCACATTTGATGTTGATTATCTCTTCACTCAGATTCGTGCCAAGTCAGTAGGCGAAGTCGTAGACCTGTCTATCAAATGCGAAGAGTGTAATATGGCAAACGACATTTCTATTGAACTTGACGATGTCAAAATGACACAGGAAGTACAAGAAAATATCATCCAACTTACCGACGATATTTCTTTGAAGATGCGATATCCAAGTTATGACGACTTCATACAAAATGAGAAGTTGTTGAGCACCGAAAGCATGACCGAATCGCTCATGGAGTTGATCACTGTATGCTTAGACTCCGTACTGACCGAAGAAGAACGGTTTTCGATCAAAGACGAATCGCGAGAAGATGTGGTCAACTTTATAGATTCGATGACTTCGGATCAATTTGAGCGTGTCACTGAGTTCGTGCAGAACATGCCAGCAGTGTCTAAAGACATTGAGTTTACATGCGCAGGGTGTAAGCACGAGAACAACCGAACACTAAGAGGAATGGACGATTTTTTTTAATTAACCTCTCTCATGATAACCTGACGAATTACTATCAGGTTAACTTCCAACTAATGAACAACTACAGTTATTCGTTAGACGAAGTCGAAATGATGATACCATGGGAGAGAGAAATTTACTTGACAATGTTGATTGATGATATAAAAGAAAAAAATCAAAGAGCACAACAACAGCAAGGTTTCTAAATGAGTATCCGAACAGTATCAGAAAGAATAAAGCAACAGAACGAGTTGCTTCTAGAAATGAGGGAGGACGATAACAAGAACTCCGAAACGATGAATCAATCCCTTAACGAGATGAAAGAGGTATTGATAGGCATTCAAAAAGTTCTTTCTGATCAAGACACCGAAGAGGACACTGAAGAATCTAGGAGAAAACTTCAGGATAAAGATAAAGACGACCCTAAGAAGCCAGGTTTTTTGGGTAGGATGTTCAGCGGGAATGATAAGAAGGACGGCAAAGGATTACTCGGCGGTATCTTCAGTAAATCGCTAGGGTTTTTGGTCAAGTCTCTTCCTTTGATCGGTCTTGCGAGTATGTTCTTTGGTGATGTCGTTTCTGGTTTATTTGCTTCAGCACTTGGCGATTATGATGCAGGCGCACTTGCTCAAAGAATGTTAACAGGTGGTCTATTAGGATCTTTCTTTGGTGTTAAGGGCGCGTTGATCGGCGCATTACTAGGAGCAATTTTAACCCCAGAAGCAAAGGAGCAATTACTCATTCTTAAAGATTGGTTGGTAGAAAATGGCCCTTCTATGTTATCTTGGTTCGCAGAAGGTCTTACTTCAGTCCTCACTGGAATTAACGGTATACTTAGCGGCGACATCTTAGGAAACCTTGGGACTTTCGTAGGACTCATAGGTGCAGTTGCATTCGCCTTTGCTCCATTCAAAACAGCAGGTCTGATATATACCGTGATCAAAGGTCTCGGTACTTTTCTTATAGGTCTCACAGGATTACCCACTCTTTTTGGCAGGATATCCGCAAGTATTGCGGCAATGTATGCTACTGCTCGAATGGGCGGCAGATTAGGTCCAGGCGGAATGGGTCCGCCTTTACCTCCAGGAGGAAGGCCGCCTGCAGGCGGACCAAACCCAGCACCTCCAAGAAGTGGGGGTCGTGTAGGCGGATTCTTAAGAGGTGCTGGGAGTTTACTATCAAGAGGCGCAAGAGGTGTGGGTGGTGCTTTAGTCACAGGCGCAATGATGGCTCCAGGACTAGTAACTTCTGCCGCACGAACCGCAGGTTCTGCGATTGCTTCTGGCGCTTCTGCTGCAGGTTCCGCAGTCCGATCAGGGGTTTCGACAGCAGTACCAGCGGTGCGTGGTGCTGCAGGTGGACTAGCGAGGTCTTTGACTGGACCTGCTGCTAAAACCGCAATCAAGAAAGTTCCTGTCATTGGTGCTCTCGCTGCATTGGGATTTGGTGCGAGTAGACTATTCAAGGGAGACCCAGTAGGTGCAGGATTAGAAATCGCTAGTGGTGTCGCTTCTATAATCCCAGGGTTTGGTACTGCAGCAAGTGTGGGAATTGACGCTGCACTCATTGCAAGAGATATATCAAAGAATAAAACTCAAGAACTATCATCTGCTATTGACAACAAGTCCGAAGTGTTGAATGACGCAACTCGTGAGAGAGATGAACTTGTTGCTAAAACTTCTTCAAACGTTATTATGGATAACTCTACGACGAACAACGTATCCGGTGGCGGG